GCCAGCTATCACGTTTTAGCACCTGTACGGAGAACGAGGAAACACGCATCATGTCGCTCAATTGGGTAGAGCGTTGGGTATGCTGTGGACGAGTCGACGACCAGGAGGTGGTGGGCTGGGTCCACAGTGTTAGAGCGAACCACGACGCACTAGCAGAATCCTATATTGAGTACACACATGATGCGGTGGAGCACCATGTCGCCAGTGACACTCGTCGAGCCCTTTGGGTAGACAACGAGGAGCTACAGTGGAGACACGTGCATGATGCAACGGCGATCGCCGTGCCTAGAGTTAACCCTGAACCTAGGTGTACCCCCGAGGGATCGGGCGCCTCGCCAGCGCCTATGCCAGCCGTCACACTAGCTGGGCCAAGTGTTGGAGACACTGTTCTCTTCGGCGACGTGCCTGTCGTCGTGGAGGCAGATGTTCTCCGCATGGTGCTCCCTGGTGAGACCGTTGATGCGCTTGAGAAGCACTGTAAGGAGACGTGTGTGAAGTGTCGCTCGCCGGAGGACGCCGTCATACCTGTTGGTGAGGCTTCAAGTGTGTATCGCGTCTGCCAAGACGTTGTCGAGGTCAAGAGGCACAGGAGGTTACCTCATCAACACAAGGGCGACTATGCCGCCAGTGTTGTTAGTGAGATCAAGAACCGACTGGGTTGCCCAGCTCCAAACGCTGCCAACTTGTTAGCCGTGCGTCGGATGGCCATAAACTCATGCAACCAACATGGGTTACGGCCTAGCCACGTGCGTGATGTGGTTGAACGCATTGTTGCTGGAGTCTTCATTCCGGATGAAGAAGACCTACGAGGCGCAAAGATGCTGCAGAGTGTCGCTGCTGGGGAGCTACGTGAGGAGTTAGCCGACGCAGGACCGCGCAGTGCATGGTACGACCTCTTCCACCCGTTCAAGAGACGCGGGGCCGCAAGGGCCCGCGTCGGGGTGTGAGGAGGCCTTGGCGTGGTTGACGGTGTAAGCCACTCAGTCTCACTGAGTGAGCCCAGACTGCACGTCAACCGACACGCTAAGGACGCAGTCAAACCCCGCAAGTTGTACTCCATATCGGAGTTGTCTGGCAACTTGGACCTAGGGGTAAATAATGCAGACATCAGCACATTGGAGTGTGCGTTACTCACGCGCATGTACTACTGCCTCGTCGATGGCAAGTACGTAGCTCCACCTCCAGTGGACCCGGGTCGGTTCACTGCGCGCCTAACAAACTTTAAGCAGTTATTGTTGGAGAGTATGAAAACTCCCACCAAGCTTTCCCTCGAACAGGTTGTCGAGACGTATGCTGGTCGGAGACGTACCATCTACGAGAACGCTATGAAGAAGTTGACGCAGATTGGTCTTTCAAGGAACGACGCCCGCTCTATCGCATTCGTTAAGATGGAGTTGGTTAACCCCCAGAAAGCCCCGAGGTGTATTCAGCCTCGTGACCCCGCCTACAACTTGTCCCTCGGCAGGTATATTAAGGCGGTAGAGCACGACCTGTATCACGCCATCCGTAAAGTCTATGGTGACGGACCAACGGTTATGAAAGGATTCAACGTGGAGGAGATTGGGTCAATCATTCGGGGTAAGTGGCGTTCGTTTTCCGAACCAGTGGCATTGGGGTTAGATGCCACAAAATTTGACATGCACGTGTCGCCTGCCGCTCTGGCTTGGGAGCACGGGGTGTACAAGGAGCTGTTTCCGAACGATAGGAAGCTGGCCAAGTTACTCCGGTGGCAAATGAACAATAGAGGTGCTGGGTACTGTGGAGATGGGAGTCTCAAGTACTCGGTCACTGGCAAGCGGTTCAGCGGCGACATGAACACCGGGTTGGGCAATTGTTTGCTCATGTGCGCTATGGTATATGCGTACGCTGAGGAACGCGGTGTGCACGTCAAGTTGGTAAACAACGGTGACGATTGTGTTGTGATTTTGGAGAAGGGAGACCTCGCCAAGTTCACACATGGTCTTGACGCGTGGTTTTTGGAGATGGGGTTTCGCATGGTGGCTGAAGATCCGGTGTACGAGTTGCACCAGATCGAGTTCTGCCAGATGCATCCTATCGAGATCGGCGATTCGTGTCGCATGGTCCGAAACATCCCAACCACGTTGAGAAAGGACACGTTGACCGTCCACCCCCTCACGAATCCCGCGCACCGCAACAAATGGTGTACGGCCGTGGGGACAGGAGGATTGTGGTTGACCGGCGGCGTGCCGGTGCTACAAGATTTCTACCAGGCTTACCAGCGAGTAGGGTGTAATACGTCGAGCAAGATGGCTGACGACCCAACTTTCGCTACAGGTATGCGATTGATGTCCAAGGGCATGAAAGAGCATTACCGTGAGCCTGACGCGTGGGCGAGAGTGCAAGTATTCGAGGCATGGGGAATATCCCCGGACGAGCAGGTGGCGATAGAGAGACACCTGCAACAGTTCGAGCTGGATGACCGCCGAGTACTAAATGAGATCCACAACGATACACCATTGTTGACCACTGTTCTGCCGTAAAGGCTGGGGTATTCCCCACGACCAGTTGAGAGAAGAATACCCGAAAAAGAGATAGAAAAAGAACATAATGCCGAAAACCAAACGACGCGTGGTCGTAGGCAAGAAAAGAGTAAAGAACCCCACCCGCACAGCATCAGCTGCGCGAGAGATCGGCCTCCTCGGCCGGGCTCTCCGTAACCTGGGCGGCCTGGGTGGTTCCGCAATTGGAG